TGAATACGCAACTTTAACCGGCTCAGTAGCAGCACCATTGGCTAAATGGGCAGATAAGACAGAAACAGAGTATGGCATAGGCTCCAAATAAATACCCCTAATTAGCCTTTAAAGGCCCTTTAGAGACACGAAAACCCCCCGACCCAGTAGAGATACTAGGAAGGGGGGTCTTTTTTTTGTTTTTCTATGCCCAAAAATGTAGTAGGCGTATGAAGTCGAACACGCTTCCTACAGAGATATATCATCCCACATACCTAGGGTCTATAAACCAATACATACCCTTGACTTCGAGACGAATTCTATATATTATTATATATATTATAGACCCCTTCGGGGTCTTATATATATTATATTATATATTATATATACAATTATACACTTAATAATTATTATAGGGGGAACGACTGACTACTATTGCCTACCCACCATAACCTGTGGATAAGTGTAAGATACTCCTATGACTATACAACTCGACGAATACACTCTGCCTGAACATATATCTTACTCAGCATTTACTACCTATATCGACTGTGGTTATCAGTACTACCTAGGTCGACTACTTAACTTACCTGAACAACCATCTGTTTGGTCGGTAGGTGGCTCATCATTCCATACTGCTACTGAGATGTGGGACTTGGAGAATCTGTGATAACTATTACTAACGGAAAGGGTGAAACCACTATCGAGTGGGAAACCTATAATCAAATCATGCGTGACCGCTACATCAATGGCCTTGAAGAAACCTGGCATGTTGCTATTGGTTCTGTTGATTCTGCTATAGATAAAACTATGGATGAGACTGAATTGGTTGGCTTACTTCGTGCTAAAGTATTATTAAAGGAGGCGCTACGTGAGCACCGCTCAAAGTTTATGGGATAAGGCTTGGACTAAAGAGTCAGAAGGCGTTGACTTAACCTTTGCTCGCGTTGGTGGCAGAACATCTAAAGCATTTCCTAATAGGGAGAATGTAGATTTCTGGCAACACACAGGACCTGAATGGGTTCAAGCATATATTGATTGGCGAAAAGCCAATACCGATTGGAAGATTTGGCACACTCCTGAAGGCGCACCCGCTATAGAGTTGGGGTTAACTCCAGTCTTTGCTGACGTACCAGTAAAGATGGTTCTCGACAGAGTGTTTGAAGTCAATGGTGAGTTAGTCGTGGTTGACCTCAAGACTTCACAACAAACCCCAACTAGTACCCTACAACTTGGATTCTACAAGTTAGGACTTAAACAAATCCTAGGTGTAGATGTCAAGTATGGTGCATACTGGATGGCAAGACAAGAGGGTACATCTGCTATGGTTGACCTTAGCGATTATACTGAGGAGAAACTTGATTACCTAGTGCGTGCCTTTGATAAAGCACGTAAGGCTGGTATATTTATTCCTAATACAAACAACTGCAATCGTTGTGGGTTAACAGAGTACTGTCAATTCACATCGAAGAAATGAGATAAACAATGGCAAATGAAGACTGGAAACTACAAGTTTCCTACAAGACACCATCAGGTGATATGATAAACATACGTGCTAACACTGCTGACGAATTATCGGTATTGTTAGAAGGTATTGGAGATTACTCTCCACAGATTGCGGCAACACAACAGAAAGTTGTAGGTGCTTATAACTTAATCCCTTTATCGACATCGAGTTCCACTCCAAGCACAAAGCCCTTGAAGTACTCCGCTCCAACCCCAGTGTCGGCAGCATCAGGTACAGCGTCGCCAGTGTGCAAGCATGGGGCTCGTATTTGGCGAGAAGGTATTAGTAAGGCGAGTGGTAAACCTTATGCATTCTGGTCTTGCCCATCACCACAGGGAACTCCAGACCAATGCAAACCAGTAAACTAAAAAACTGGCATAAATCTTTTTACGGAACTAGAAAGGAACCTGGATGCGTACACTTATCCGCTCAGTTGGTCGTGCCAGTATTGGTGGGGAACCATTACCATCTTGCTTTAAAGCATTCGAGTCGAACAAGATTATCATCCGTCGCTCCGAAGTTTCTATGTTCGCTGCAGCACCAGGAGTTGGAAAATCCACACTCGCATTAGCACTAGCATTAAAGATGAAGGTGCCAACACTTTACATCTCTGCTGATACTAATGCACATACAATGGCTATGCGATTAGCCTCTATGATTTCTGGAAAGAATCAAACAGATGTAGAAAGTATGTTGCAATCTGATATAGGTTGGACTAAGGCTACTCTATCAAAGAGTAATCATATAGTCTGGTCATTTGAATCAGCACCAACATTACAAGATATTGATGAAGAGGTTCAATCTTTTGAAGAACTGTGGGGTTGTTCACCCACACTTATTATAGTTGATAACTTAATGGATGTAGCCACTGATGGTGGTGAAGAGTTTGCTTCTATGAGAGCAATTATGAAGGAGTTGAAATATCTTGCACGTGCTACGAACTCGGCTGTTGTTGTTCTTCATCACACTAGTGAGGCTGTTCTTGGGACACCATGTCAGCCACGCTCTGCTATCCAGGGTAAGGTTGCTCAACTTCCAGCACTTATATGCACGCTTGGTGTTGTTGGAACGTCGATGGGAGTTGCACCTGTTAAGAACAGATACGGAAGAGCAGATGCAGGTGGCGGACTAATGACTTGGATTGCATTTAATCCTGAGTATATGTTCGTTGACGATATACCAGAGAATCACTAATGCAAAAAGATATTAATAATTACACTATCACTATTAGTAAAAATACCTTAGACTGCTGGGGTATAGGAATGGAGTACTATGGATTACTTGAGTTTGATGATAATGTTTTTCCAACAGTTATCGCTAGAATTGTTAGGTTTGATTTCATATTTTTCTCTATTAATATAACTAAATATCCTAAGGTAAAGTGGCGTGATAATAACCCTAACTAAAGATGAAGTGAGAGTCTGCACTATGCTTGCAGTAGAAAGATGGCTGGCTAAGTTTGGTTCTACTGACCAGCCTAACTATGCACAAGGCAAAGCAGATGGCAAGTTAGAGCCTGAGATTAATGCTAACATACGTGCCAATGTATGTGAGTGGGCTGTTGCTAAACACTATAATCTTGCTTGGAATAATCCTTGGTATCCTAATGTGCTACATAAAAAACGTCACTCATTACCAGATGTAGGAAACAATGTAGAGGTCAGGTCTGTTAGAACCCAAGACAGTATACCATTCTGGCGTAAGGATGAGGGTAAAGTTATTATTGGCACTAAGTGTCTAGACTTAGAATATTTTTCTGAAGTAGAGATATTTGGTGCTGCATATCCCGAAGAGTTTACTAAGCCTGAGTATTATGATTCATATATTAATGGCTGGCGTATACCTTTAAGTGGGTTCACTCATGAGTAGTTATGGTAAACGTAAAGGTTCAGCCTTTGAAACTGGTGTAGTTAAGTGGCTTAGGTCTAAAGATATATTAGCCGAGAGATTAACTAAGGCTGGTGCAAAGGATGAAGGTGATGTGGTTGCTTTCTTAGATGGGGAAGCAAACATATTAGAATTAAAAGCAACAAAGAAAATAGACTTACCACAGTTCTGGAGGGAAGCAGAAGTAGAAGCAGAGAACTATGCTAAGGCTAGAAAATTAAAAGAAATACCATACAAGTTTGTTATAATTAAACGTAGGCAAGCAGGTATAAATAAAGCATGGGTGGTGGAAGACTTTGAACAGTGGATTAAGAGGGCAGGCAAATGACTTACCAGATATTAGAGAAATACTTATACACTACGGAGCACAAGTACGACAAGGACACGGGCAAGTTAATCTCAAGTGTCCATTCCACTCCGACACACACCAATCAGGAAGTGTTAATCTCGACAATAACATATACATATGTTTCGCCTGCGGAGTCCAGGGTAACAGTTTACAAATTATTGCACAGCAGGAAGGGGTAGATATACGTGAAGCAAAGTCAATCGCAGAGAGAATTGTTGGACCAAGCAGCACAGAAATACGCAGCAAACATTTATCAGGCAGAGGACTACCTAAGAAGCAGAGGTATCTCAATGGAAGCAGCACGTCTGGCACGATTAGGCGTAGTAGGGGAGCCTGAAATTGGACATGAAGCATTCAAAGGAAGATTATCCATACCGTATATTACCAAGACTGGTGTTGTCGATATTCGTTTTCGTGCTCTTCATCCTGCTATTGAACCTAAGTACATGGGAATGACTGGTGCAGAAACAAAAATGTTTAACGTGTTAGATATAGAACGAGCAGGAGATTTCATAGGCGTATGCGAAGGTGAGTTAGATACAATTACTTTATCTAGTTGTGTCGGTATCCCTTGTGTTGGTGTGCCTGGTGCTAATAGTTGGAAGAAACATTATACTAGATTACTTGCTGACTTTGAAAGAGTATTTGTATTTGCAGATGGTGACCAACCAGGAAAAGAATTTGCTAATAGTTTAGCAAGAGAACTGCCAGTTACCATTGTGCAATTGTCTGATGGAGAAGATGTTAACAGTGCATATGTTAAGTATGGCGCAGACTACATAAGAGAGAAGGCTGGTTTAAATGAGTAAAGAAATTCCACCTTGCCCTGACTGTGGTGAGAGATTCGAAAATGTGTTCGAAGCAACTGACCATTTACTAGAAGACGATGAAGAGTTTGACCCAGCATTGGTACTACCTAATGGTGCTAGGTTAATGATAGGTTCTTTACTTAGATGTCTATTTAAATATGCTAACAAACCTGAACAGATAAAGTCAATAACTCAATCTACGTACATGACATTGTTTACTGCTGAGACACAGCCAGAAGCAATTAAAGATATAGTGGAAGAGATGATAGTCGAATCACAAATGATGGAGATAGATGATGAGATTAAGAAGTTACTTGAAGGGGGAAAGTAATGTCAAGAATAGAAGAACTTGAGCGACAAGAACAATGGAACATGTGGTACTACGAAAGATTACAACAGTCAGTGAATAAAGTAATAAGTTCAATACCCAAAGAGGAGGACAGCAATGAGTGATGATTGGAAAGTTAACTACCCTGAACCTGCTGATTCATTTGAGGTATCAGTAGGTAATACATTTCAAGAACTATTAGATTTACTTTTATCTAAACATAAAGATTACGGACCAAGAAATATATCTGATGCTCCTGGTGGTGCTATCAATGGGCTAAGGGTTCGTATGCACGACAAGTTAGCAAGAATAAATAACTTGTATGATTCAATAAGAGATATGGCACCTGAACATGAATCCTTTGAGGATTCTTTCAAAGATATGGCTAACTATGCAATCATAGGGTTGCTAGTTCTTAGGGGAAAGTGGGATAAATGATTAGAACAATACTGGCTAAACCATTTGAATGGATAATGCGTGTATCTGGTGCTATCAATATAACAATAGATGGCAACTCTGAATGGTACTGCTTAAACCAAAGTGATTTAGATACTATAATTGATGACGTTATTAAACTAGAAGGATATGCTAAGGAAACAGTATGAAAATTATAGTCTGCGTATCTGATTTACAGGTACCGTATCATGACAAGAAAGCAGTATCTGTACTGGCTCGATTCATCAAGTCGTATAAACCTGATGAGGTTGTGTCAGTCGGGGATGAAATGGATATGCAGACTATCTCACGTTGGAGTAAGGGTACTGAACTTGAACATGAGAAGTCTATTGGTAAAGATAGAGACGAAACATATCGTGTACTAGAATCATTAAAGGTTAAGCATATGATTCGCAGCAATCATACTGATAGATTATTTAATACTATTAAGATGAGAGCGCCTGGACTTGCAGGTCTGCCTGAATTGGAGTTAAAGAACTTCTTGAAGTTAGATAACTTGGGTATCACTTACCATGAAAAGCCATACGAACTAGCACCTAATTGGTTGTTGCTTCATGGTGATGAGGGTAATGTTCAGCCTACTGCTGGTGCTACCGCACTTGGATTAGCAAAGCGTGCAGGACTTAGCGTAGTTTGTGGCCATACGCACCGTATGGGTTTGACACATTATACTCAGTCATACTTTGGTGGTAATCCTAGAACTATATGGGGCATGGAAGTCGGTTGTCTAATGGACTTTAAGTTTGCTAAATATATTAGAGGTGGATTATTTACTTGGCACAAAGGATTTGGTGTGCTATATGTAGATGGAAATAAAGTTGTACCACATCTTGTTCCAGTTAATATGGATGGCTCATTCGTATTTGATGGGAAGGTATGGAAGTAGTGGATTGGAAGGACATTGAAAAGTGGGACTACATTGTAGTCGCAGTATCATCTGAGTACCATAAGAAATTTCCTATGGTTGAATTGGAAGATATAAAGCAATCACTTTATCAATGGTTCCCTGAACATCCTAATAAATTAAAAGAGTGGGAAGCAATAGGTGAGAAAGACGCTAAGAATCTTATCTATCGTAGCCTTCGTAATCAAGCATTAGACTACTGCCAGAAATGGAAAGCCAAGTCTATTGGATACGATATAAGTGATTTATATTATTACGAACCTGAATTAGTAGAAGCAATTTTACCAGCAGTATTGCGTGGAGAATATGGTGTAACTCACAAGTTAAACTTAGGTCGTCCTGGTCGTCCATCTGCACCAAGCGAGGGTGGTAACCTTACAATAATTATGTTAGAGGTGGACGCTGCGTATTGGAAGTTGAGTAAAGACGACAAGAAGATACTCTTCTTCCGACACGCAGAGTCCCTTGACTTCAAAGAGATAGCCAATCTCCTTGAGTTGTTTAGCGAGGACACAGCACGCATGAGACATAAGCGTGCTATTAAAAGATTAATAAATAAAATGGGTGGCTTCAAGCCTCATAAAGATTTAGATATTGAAGATAAACAAGAAGAAGAAAAGGAAGAAATAGAAACTGAAAACAATCAGACCGATGAGTCCCATTGGGATAATCATGGGGCTGAAGAATAGTATTGTTTTATAAAAAATTCTTTTCATCCCATAACTCTTCCTGTTCTGCTGGGTCTACCCATATGCTCTCGCCATAGTCAGCCCAGAACTTTGCTAGCATTTCATCTTGTTCATCTTGTTCTGTAATGTCAATCATCATCTCCCCACATTCTGTCAGGTTCAAAGCACACACAATCAACCTCATCACATTCATCACAGGTTTGGTTGATACCTAGTGCAACATCATCACCCATTAAATACATAGGCTCACTCATCATCGTCCTCCTCTATACCAAACATGTCAGCAAATAATTTGTTTGCTTCTTTTAGTACTTCAACTACATCTTCCATGCTAACCTCCTGTTGAATAGAACCCAGTACCTTTGAAGATAACAGGGTTGGCTTGATATTCTCTCACCATTTCCCTGTTGCACAATGGACATGATACTAAGTCATCTCTGTCATCTACATGACGGCTCAGTTCTATCAATGTCTTATCATCAATACAACGATATGAATATGTAGGCATTACATCTCCTTATCATCTGGTGTTGGTGCTGTTGCAAGAGTGCCGCACAAAGCACACTCCATATCTAGAAAGTACATATCAATCTCACCTGTCTCCTCATCAAAGACAGTCTTTAAGTTCCATATATTACAACCGCATGGACATATGGTAGTGGCTCTACCTCTTATGTCCATAGCAGAATTGTAATCAGGCTTAAGTTCTGTAATGTGTTTAGGTTTAATCAGTAGTATCCTTTCTTGGTAAAGAACTTCCATGCTTGACAAGGGGTGTGATATCTGTTGTAAATATAATCCAACCCCCTGTCAATTTGTTTAGGAGCAGGAGTCTTTGGGTCAAGCCCTAATAACTGTGGAATACCTCCAGCATTTTTGCCCATTACTTTAACTTTATTGTATGCATTGGGTCTCCAATTGCTTTCTTTAGTCCATAGTTTATTAAGGCATGACCATTGTTTATATTGCCACTCGTACAACTTATCCTGAGCATAAGACTTGCTGTCCATTACTGTCCAACCCTTAGATATTTCTTTCGGGGTTGAAGTAGGCTCGCCAATATGGGCAGCAAACCTGATACCAAGTGTAAGTAGTATCCCCACACCAAGTAGCAATATAAATACTTTTCTTATATTAAATCTTTTTTTCTTTCGTTTATTCGTACTCATTGTCGAATAGCCCTTCGATATCTTCTCTATCGCTTGACAATTCTTCGTATGTAATATATACCAAGTCGTCTAGTTCTCTGATAAGTGTACTCACTTTATCAGGAGACCAACCTGCTACCATATCGTTAGTAATTATCCCTTGCCAGATTATATTACTATCCACTTATTCCCCTCTCTCTCATAGTTTTTCTTACCTTTCGTGCGAAGTTAACTTTGTTAGCAAGCGTTGCTTTCTTAACACTTCTACCAAGCATAAGCAATCTTTCGCCAGGCATTGTACCACCATATATACCATAGTACAACTGTGGTCCACGCTTACCTAGTTCTAAGCAATTAACTTTAGCAGGACAATTACTACATACAGACAGGGCAGCAACAGCCTTCTCTACCTCTGCTTGTGCTCTCTGTCTTTGCTCTCTTGTGTTGACCCACCTTTCACCAAACTCTTTCTCGGCTTCACCTCCGAACCATAAGTCAGGGTCATCATGCCCCACACATAGTCCATTACTTACATCAAGGTCTAAGTCATCAAACAGATAGCCAAATACACTATCCTTTATTCCTGAACCCCAACCACCCATTAGTTATGTATCCCATGAGCGAAGCATACAGAAGCAACTGCCATCTGTAATTCTGATGTCATCTCTTTTAACTCATCATCTGATAAGTGTTGAGCGTCAGCCTTTCGTATGAAGCAAGTCCATACATAATCATTGTCTATCATACAATCCTCTCTGTGTTTGGGTAGGTGGGGCGATAACCCCACCCACAATTAACTAGTTTATTATGGGCGGAATACAACGGAAGTATATCCGCTAAGGCGTGAGTGCTTGGCGATTAAGCCCTTCTCACCAGTTAGGTGCTGATACTTACCATTACCTAACGATACCCACATAGACTTAGTCTTGAACCTAGTCTGTGTTGGTAGTGCTTTTAGAATTGTGCCTCGTGGTTCATAGTCAGTAACAGTATCCTCATCAAAACGAACTGTTGCTAACTCATCTGATAGGTCTGCTAGTGTTAGCGATATGCTAGCCAAGTAGTCCTCTATCTGTGTCGTGGTTCTCATACTTTACCTTTCATTAGTTATCCTCTTGGCAATTTACCAAGTGGTGTCTGTCGGTATCGATAGTGATTATATCACTACCAATTCTAGAAGTCAAGTGGTTCTTTACTATACCACTTACTAACTGTGTATCCATACTCATCTAATATCATTTTCTTATTACTAGGGTTATAGCATAAGCAATCTAAGAAGTTAGCCTCGCACTCGAAGCAACTCTCACACATTGGGCAATAGTATTCGTTCTCCCATGTATCTATCATTGACTCACAATTAGGACACTCAAACTTACTGTCCTCATATATTGAAGGGTCGAAGTGGCTATCTGTTGCTACAATATCATAGACACTAGGCTCACCATAGGTATAGTTATAGGTGGTGGTGCGTGGTGTTGATACGACAGGCTTGTAAGAGTTATTACTCCACCATATACCATTGTCGTCCCAACTACCTAGACTTTCATTGATAATATAAATCTTATACTGTGCGCTAGGGTCATTGGTCATAACTACTACCTTGTTGCCACTAGCCCATGAACTAATCATATCATATACATAGTCATCATCAAGGGCAGACACGCCACCTAATCGTGGCAGTAATTCCTCTGCCATAATCCTAGTGTCGCTACGCTTATCACCTTTAGGTATGTGAATATCTAACACACCATTGTGGGCTAAATAAGTATCATGCTCACCTACTACCTTAAAGGGGTGGCAGTTGAGTTCGTTCTTAACACCATGAGTAGCATACCTAGCGTGCCACATAGCGTAGCCACTAGGGTATTGCTCACGCAATTCTAAGAACCTAGCAATAGACTTCTTAGCAGACATACTACGCTCAGATATGATACCTGAACCAGTATCTATCGCAAAGCCAAAGCCATGTGGGTTCTTGCACGCACCCATCTTTAGGTCATCTTTACTCGGTGTGGAATTAGGATTACACACCACTAGCAAACACATACAACTCCTCTCTTACGCATTGACTAACTCTTTACTGTTGATACTTAATGAGCGTACTTTGGACATACGCTCATATAAGTCAGGGTAGAAGCCATTGTTGGCTTCCACATATTCATAGAACCAATCCCAACCTAGCATACCTATCTTTACATCTGATAAGGTAAGGTTGCGAGTATATTCTATACTAGCATGTGCTAATTGTATAGCACTACGGACACCGCTTGGCTTAGTAGTCCCTCTAAAGAACCTAAGTTCTAGCGTGTGTTCGTTCTGCGTATTTACCGCAGAATATCTCTCGGTGTTCACCTGTCTAGGACTAGCCACCTTATCGGCTAGGGTGAAGTATGGTCTGTCGTACTCATCATACTTCCACACATCATTGAACTTGGCGTAATCTGACTTACGACCAGCAAACTTCATCATCTCAGGTGCGTTCTTATAGATTAGCGTTAGCCACCTATGAGTATGAGCACCACCCTTGAACCCTGCCCTACTTACATGTATATGTAATCCGCAACTCTTAGCGTCCCACGACCTTGCTTCTTGGTGTTCTCTTAGATAGTCTAAGGTCTTATCGAATAGTGGGAAGTCTGACCAACTACTAAAGGATATAGGGTGAGATACTAACTCAAAGCCACGATACCCACCTTGATTTATACTACTATCCTGCTTCATATAAACCCAATTACCTATATTCTCTGATACATACCTAGCACTATCATCTAGGTCGCCTGACCTAATCTCCATCTCTAATTCTATTCCAAAGTATAGGTTATTCTTATCTTTACCTATAAACTTAGGGTCAGGCTTGTAAGAGTAGTCGTTGATAAGTCGAGAACCCCTACCGCCATCACCACAATTATTACACCCTCTAGCATAGTATTGGTCGCAATCATCACAATAATTGCCATCACTCTCATAGCAACCCTCGCACCAATACTCACCCCTATCCTCGATATTGTACATGCTATCGTTCTCGGCATAGGTACAACTACATCTCTCGCAATAGTGAGTGTGGTTCTCCCAACAACTCTCACAATAATCACCGACACCCTCGACATAGTGGGTGTTATCATTGTGGCAATACTCCTCACAATAATTACACCATGCTCGGCAACTCTCACATAGTAGGTCATCACCTACTATTACGAAGTCGTCCTCGCTAGTCGAACGATAATCACATGTGGCGCAACCATACTCGGTGTCCTCATCATCATCTATCGGCATATCATCACCCCCTATTTTATAGGTAGTTCTAGTTCTATCATTATATCATTGATTTTATTTCTTAGCAAGTTAGTAGCCATAGCCATACTCTTAAAGTCTGACCTAGTGTACCAACCCTCTTGGGTTCTTAGAGATTTTCTTATGAGTTCTAAGTCATCTCTAGTAATCTCAATAACCACATTGTTATCCATGATTATCTGCGTTCTCTGAATAGTTTAACCCCTCTTAGGGTGATAACTACTATACCGACTAGAATTATAGTTCTAATTGGTAGGTATAAATCGCCTAAGTAGGTAGTTAGATAGATAGAATTACTATCTACCTCTAGGTTAATCATCTCCATTATTCTCCTTACCCTCGCAATTATGTAGGATTATCTCATAACTAGAGTGTAGTTTAACTCCACACTCTAAGCAAGTTCTGTCCAACATAACTCCTTAGTAATGCCTAAGTATAGCATACTTAGGGCTATAAGTCAAGTATCCTCGACTTACGGCGTGTCCTAGTGGGGTATCGAACCCCATAGACACCCGACCTACGGGCTAGGACTATCGGCTACTAATTGTAATTGCCGACTAACTTGCGATAATTCTCGGCTTGCTGTGCTTCAAATTGCCTACGGCGTTCATCTAACGCAATAGTACGCAATTCTAACTCGGTTAAGGGTTTAGGGGTAGTATCTTTAGGCTTGGCGTTCTTAATTGTACGCCTAGCAAGTTTAACCGCTTGGCTATCCTCGATAGCAACGATTATATTGCCCGCCTTATCTCTCACCACTAGATTACTGAACCGCCTTGAGCGTGAACCTTGCCACGCCTTAGTGGTTCGAACCTTATGCGGTGGAGTGATTATACTACCACTAACCCCGAAGGGGTTATATGGCATTACTCTCACCTTTCGCTAGGGGTTAGGCTACTTAGTAGTAGTCTAGTTAGTATCCCTTCAGCGCAACCGCCGAATTGTCGTGGGGCGTATCTCTCTAGGCTACCGCTAAGTAGTCTAACCTTTATTTAGTTATTAAGAGTATCTTACCATACTAGGCGAACCTAGTCAAGTGCGACACGCCTTAATCTCTAAAGTTCTTTATTTAGTTCTATCTAGTTATCTCTAACTTGATAAGGATAATACTACCACGCCTAATTCTATAAGTCAAGTCGTGTCGGTGTGATTTACCTCACATGGTAGATGGGTGGGATTATACCACGCGCCCCCCAATAAGTCAAGTGTTTATAGTGTGGTGTCTATCACACGAACAGATGTTCGATTACTGGTGAGTAATATATTTATAGGGTAGCCCTAGATAATAAATAGTTAAACTACCCCCCACCCTTAGAACTTATAGTGTCGGGAGATAGTCAGCCATAGAACATTTGTTCTAGCGTTAATTGTCGATAAATCTATAAGTCGATAAGTCGATATTTTGACCCTAGAGTGTTTAATAATGCGTGCGGGGGGATGTCATAGTATCCCGTAAAATATTTCTGTTATATAATACCCCCCGCATATATACATAAATCGGACATATTATAAGTATTTTACCGAACTTTGTTCGGTTTCTGTATTTGAACAGGTTATCTATATATGTAATAATAATTCCATATATAGGGAGTTGGCTCCCTTTTATCCCGCCAACTCTTATATAATATAATATATATAATATATATATATGGGTAAGTTCTGTCCGTTTACACTTACCGTTAAATAACCGTTTTATAGGAGGCTTCATGGGACGAAAGCCTGGCAAGCAGGACATTCCTAAGGAGGCCGCTAAGAAGCAGGTCCTAGAACTCCTGACCCAGGGTAGCACCATTACCGACGCTATGAATGCTGTAGGTCGTAACGATGTTACCTTCCGCCAATGGTCAATGTCTGACCCTGAATTTAAGGCTGAGGCCGACAAAGCAAGACTTGCTGGTAAAGGTGTTAAGGCTGACCTTGCCAATCTGAAGGATATCTCGTTTGAGGATTTCTCCGAGCAATTCCTAGACACCAAGTTGTTCGACCACCACAAAGATTGGGTTGACCTAATCGAGGGGCGGGAACCACGTTGGCTACATCCATCTATGACCTATGAGCCTGCGGCCAGCAACCGAGTTCTAATTAACGTACCACCTGAACATGCTAAGTCCACAGTCATCACAATAAACTATGTGACCTACCGCATAGCCATAGACCCTAACGTCAGAATCATTATTGTCTCTAAGACCCAGGGTATGGCCAGAAAATTTTTAAGTGCAATCAAGACCCGTATGTCCCATCCAAACTGGACTAAGTTACAGATGTCCTTCGGACCAAACGGCGGATACAAGGCTGACTCACCTACATGGTCAGCAGATATGATTTACCTAGGTACTGGACGTGACTCAGGCGAAAAAGACCCTACGGTACAAGCATTAGGATTCGGGTCACAGATTTACGGTGCTCGCGCCGACCTGATTATCCTAGACGATGTGGTGATGAACTCAAACTCACATGAGTGGGAAAAGCAAATTGAATGGCTTCAAAAAGAAGTCATCACCCGTTTGGGACGGCACGGAAAACTACTTATAGTAGGAACCCGTGTCGCCCCTATAGATTTATATAAGATGATTAGAGATGGCGACCAATGGACAGGTGGCAAATCTCCCTTCACCTACTTCGCCCAACCAGCAGTTCTGGAGTTTGATGAGAAGCCAGACAACTGGAAAACATTATGGCCTTGGACAGATAGGGCTGAAGGGGAACAGGATGAAGCAAATGAAGAAGGATTATTTCCAAAGTGGGATGGACCCTCGCTCTTTACTAGAAGGTCTGAGGTTGCTCCGTCAGTCTGGGCAATGGTCTACCAACAAGAAGATGTTGTCGAAGACGCAATCTTCCCACCAACAGTTGTCGCAGGATGCGTTAATGGAATGCGAAAAAGAGGACCACTCAAGGCTGGAACAGCAGGCCATCCAAAGCGCATTGAAGGTACTTACACAGTTATAGGTTTTGACCCAGCCGTATCAGGCAGGTCTGCTTTCGTAGCGGTTACATTTAACCGAGGTGATGGCAAAGTTTATGTTTTAGATTGCGTAAACATGGTTGACCCTACTCCACAAAAAGAGCGTGCTCTAATTGAAGAGTGGGTAGAAAGATACTCTCCTCAAGAGTTTCGAGTTGAAATCAACGCCCATCAAAAGGCGTATCAGATGGACACTGACTTAGTTCAGTATTTAGCCCAGTATGGTTGTAAGTTGAATCCACACTTTACTGGTAAAAATAAATGGGACACATCATTCGGTGTGGCCTCCATGTCTGCCTTATTTGGCAGTCTGAGGGACGGCAGATTTCAAGATAACAACCTGATAGAACTTCCATCCAATGAAGGTTCTGAAGGTTTAAAATCTCTGGTGCAACAATTAATTACTTGGAAGCCAGATACTAAAAACCCAACTGACTGCGTGATGGCTCTATGGTTTGCTATCATTCGAGTACGTGAACTAATGCAACAGACATCCTTTGCTACTAAGTATGCCAACAATAGGTGGGCAACTAGACGTCAAAAGGAAATGCGACACTCAATCAATTTAGATGATGCCTTTGCTGAGCAATGGGCTGAAACTTACGGATAAGGAAACTAATGGCTCTTACCATTGAACAAATTGCAGCACGGGTTGACTCCCTTAAATACCGTGCATCAGAGCGTGATGCTCGTGCAGGCGATGTACTATCTGTGCGCCAGGGTAAGATATCAGAAGTCTATCCAGATTTCTTCCCTGAAGGTGTAGATGCTAACGTAGTAGCAAACTTTATTGATATTGTAGCCCGTGACCTATCTGAGGTTATGGCACCACTTCCTGCAGTTAACTGCTCAAGTGCTTCTCAAACCAATGACCGTGCTCGTCGTTTTGCTGACAACAGAACACGCATTGCTTCTAATTATTTTAATCACTCTGACCTTCAGGTATCTATGTATACTGGAGCAGATTACTATGTAACATATGGTTTCGTCCCATTCATTATTGAATTGGATGACGAAGCAAAGATGCCTCGTATACGTGTAGAAAACCCAAGGATGGCTTATCCTGAATTTGACCGCTATGGACGATGCATTTCTTTTGCAAAGGTATACTCATTAACTCTTGGAGAGTTAGTTGCTCAATTCCCAGAATATGAAGTACAACTACTTGGTCGTTCAGGTTTTAAACAAGACACTAACACTCTAACAGAAATCGTACGTTATTACGATAAAGACCAATCTGTGGTCTATGTACCTAGCCGTGAAAATTTAGTTTTATCCCGTGCAAAAAATCCAATAGGTAAGATGATGGTTGTAGTGGCCAAGCGTCCTACTATTGATGGTGAGATGCGAGGACAGTTTGATGATGTTATTGGTATTCAGTTGCTCCGCAATCGTTTCGCTATGCTTGCTATGGAGGCTGCAGAAAAATCTGTACAATCTCCTATCGTCGTTCCGATGGATGTCCAGGAACTACAACTTGGTGGAGACTCAGTCATCAGAACGAACACTCCAGCAGGAGTTCGCAGAGTCGAACTTACAATTCCGCAAGGTGCGTTCACAGAACAAACGCTGCTCAATCAAGAACTTAGAATTGGTGCTCGTTATCCAGAAGGACGAACAGGTAACGTCAATGCATCTATTGTCACAGGCCAAGGCGTCCAGGCTCTCATGGGAGCATTCGATACTCAAGTTAAGTCAGCCCAAGCAATATTTGCGTCAGCACTTAGAGATGTAATTGGACTTTGTTTTGAAGTTGATGAATCAATATTTGATATTCAAAAAACAATTCGTGGCGTAGACGCTGGTTCACCTTACGCATTAGAGTATAAACCAAGTAAAGACATCAAGGGAGATTACTCCGCAGATGTTCGTTATGGTATGTTGGCTGGTCTAAATCCAGCACAAGGATTAATATTTATGTTACAGGCTCTTGGAGGCAAGTTAATCTCCAAGGATATGGCGATGAGAGAGTTACCATTTAATGTCAATGTTAGCCAAGAGCAAGAGAAGATTGAAATTGAAGATATGCGTAATGCTCTTATCTCTTCACTTCAAGCATACACCCAAGCCATTCCACAGATGGCCACGCAAGGACAAGACCCTTCTGAAATTGTTACAAAGATTGCTAACGTTATTAAGTCACGACAAAAAGGACAGAGCATCGAAGACGCAATAGAGCAAACCTTTGCGCCTAAAGAACAAGTTCCTCCTGCTGGTGCTCCAATGGTTGAGCAACCGTCCCCTGCTCCCGCTGCGCCAGTAGGAGGTCTACCTCCAATGGAAGCAGAAGGTCAAGGAGTTCCAGACGTACAAAGTTTATTATCTAGTTTAACTTCAGGTGGGGCGGCAAACGCAAGCGTAAGAACAATTCGTAGACGATAGTAGCAAAGGGGGGACATCATGACGACACTTGCTGCTATACAAGGTGATGGATGGTGTGTAATCGGAAGCGATTCACGTTCATCTGATGATTCTGGTCGTCCTATTGAAATGGCAACACACAAGATTGTCGAAAACAATGGCGTGTTAATTGCTGGCTCTGGTTCAGGTAGAGGTTCTAACTTATTACAATTTGGTTGGAAACCACCTAGACCTAAGTTAAATGAAGACCTAGATATATTCATGACTAAAAAATTTATACCATCTATGAGAAAATTATTTATAGATGCAGGTTATGATATGAAAGAAGACGGGGATTATGCTTCACATGATTCGCAATTTATTATTGCAATTCGCGGCGTTCTGTATCCTATTTTTGAGGATTACAGTTGGGACCGTGATGTTCGTGGTATCTATTACTCTGGTTCTGGTAGCGATATTGCCCTTGGTGCTATGGAGGCTTATAGAATACGCAGCACTGATGATGCAGATAAAGCAGAGAAGATTATCAGAAAGTCAATCGAAATAGCAACCAATTGGGATATATACTCAAGTGGTCCAATTATTACTAAAATACAATATTCTAAGTAGGAGGAACAATGGCTGAGAATCGTGGAGGGTTTCGCCCAACAGCACCACAGAATAATCCCGCTAATGTTTCTGCAACTGGTGGAGCAGGGCAATCTGGTACACAAGGTGCAAAGTATTATTCAGGAATGCCATACGGCCAAGGACAGGCTATGATGGCACAGCAACAAGCGGCACCTATGGCTGCTAATCCTGTTGCACCTATAGCAAATCAAGCAACACCACTAGAAGTATTACCAATTACTGCACCAACCGCAGAGCCAGATGTACCAGTAACTGATGGTGCTATGCGTGGCCCAGGAGCAGGAATGGAAGCATTACAGTTACCATCTACGTCAGATACAGATACTGACAAAATGAGACTATTATCTTATTTACCAGCACTGGAGGTTGCCGCTCAAAGCCCTAATTCATCACAAGCGTTTCGCAATTATGTGAGAGTTTTGAGGGCTAATATACGATGAGCCAAAATCCATCCGCGTTTGACACTATGGGTGAATTCGGTAGATATCATGCTGGCTGGAACACCTACAATTCTAGTTCTCTTCCATTGGATATGGGTAAATCTATACCCGCCAAAGATAGAGCAGATGCTATAAATGCTTTTAATGACTATTTAAAAAAACCAACTGCTAAACCACAAGAAGAACAAAAGGGTTTCTGGTCAAGAGCATTTGCTGGTCTTGAAAAGGCATACAATTTTACAACACAAGCAGTATCATTTGGACTTACGCTGCCAGAAAAGAATAATCCTATCTGGCAAGGCGACTTTTCTTTAGATAACGTAAAAGAAGCCTGGGATAAATCAAGAGATATCTCTGCTGGTCGTTCAATTGTCCGTACAGTTTTGGGTAGACCACTAGATGAAATTGAAGGACTGTTTAGCGGTGTAGTAAAAACAGTAAGTTTTGGAAAACTTTCAGGTTTTGACAAATTCATGCAAGACCATGTACTTTTTGCTGCAAATGATTTTGATATTTTTAATAAAAAACAAGCAGAAAAAGCATTTAGAGAACAAAATCTAGGACGGTTTACATCATTTGGTACAGATGTTGTATCAAGATTTGTACTTGACCCAACCATATTTGCTGGTAAAGCAGTTAAAGCATACCGTGCATCACAAATTGCGGTAAAGGGTGTTAAAGATTTAGATGCAATTCTGACTGGACAAAAAGTCGGAGGTAAGGCAGAGAAGGTTAAAGCAACCTTTAATGACTTTATTACTAAAACTGACGACATGAATCAGACTGAATTGTTTAGAGTTAAAGCAATTAGAGAGTCTTCCAACCCTGCGGCCTTTGCCGATGTAATGGCTACCGCAAATAAAATTGAAGATGTTGCTATTAGACACCAGGTCAAAGCAGATATTATTAAAACTGCTATGGGTGACATGGGTGCTGCAACTAGATTGCAAAGTCAAGCAAATGATGTTGCTGTAAAAATTGGACTTTTACAAGATGAGGTTAGTGGCGCTAAGTATTTAGGTGCTGGTGTAGACAAAGAGACTGGACAGGCTACATTTGACCTATTGAATAATGGTGTTGACTACGAGAAGTCATTAGAAAATGTAAAACTTCTAGAGACTGAACTGGCAGACATACACAAAAAACTAAGTGTTGAATCTATTCTAGACCCAAATGTTGTACCTAAATTTGATAACATTATTTCAACAGCAAGAATAACTGGCCAGAATAAGTTTATAGATATAAAAAATGGCTATGCTCAAAAAGGTGTAAGAGTTCTTACTGGTTTTATGTATAAGCGTCCAAGAGGATGGATTGATTTTACAGATAACCAATCTGCTCAAACCGTAGATAATCTTTTGAACCGTGTCAGAGGAATAACCTCAAGACAAGAGGCTAAGTACACTTCAAAGATAAATGACTTAAGAAATAACTTAAATACAGGTAAACTAAAACCCGAGCAGGTTAAATTAGTTAAGGCAGATATTAAAAAACTAGAGGATAAGTTATCTCAGGCTACATTTTCAGCACAGCGCAAAAATGAATTGTTTGAATTGTATACCTCTGCAGGCGACGCATCTGCGAGAGCAGTAGCATTTCAAAAAATTGAAAAAGAATTATTTGATACCGTTGCAAAACAATTTGGTTATAATGTTGATGAAGTAAATAGTGCTTGGAGATTGTTCTCAGGCGCTAGGGCAAGGACCCATAACCTTATTCGTGAACGTGCTTATACTGGTGCTATAGACCCTAAGACTGGTGGACCAGTCGGAGGTAAAGTAAAAACAATAACAGGTTCAGATGACATAGATTATGTAATCCCTTTACCATTAAATGAAACTCAGTTGGTAAAACAACTGCCAGTTATAGATATCGATAGCATGTATCTTGCATTAAACCGTCACTCAAGAGCAAGAGTTATGGACAAATATGGTATCCTGGGTAAAGTAAATCGCGCTGGTATTGCCAGTAAAAGAGCAGCCACAGATTTATTAGATGGTTTAGATTCATTAATTAAGTTTGAGGTACTTGCTCGTCTGGGTTATCCTGTTCGAAATGTTGCCGAGGGTGTAGGTAGAGTAATCACATCTGTAGGTGCTGGTGCTATGGTGGCTGGTTCCACCGAAAAAGGTATCAGAATGATACAGACCAGATTTAAAGGGGCGTCGCTTGAAGATGTTTATTCTTGGAGTGATGAGGTAAAACTTACCACACATAGAATGCAATTAAATGCACTTAGAAATTCTGTTGACGACACTGATTTAATAGACCAGCAAATAAAAGAAATCGATGACATGCTAGAAGGCAAAGCAAAGATTGTCGATAAGTTTGGTTTAGGATTAAGACAAGTAGATGGTGTTACGTACGAAGATGCTCTTGGTGCGAGCATGGCAAAAGCCAACTACGTTCAAGAAAGATTTATTGCCAATGCTGGTAAAATTGTAGACGACCATTTATACAATGCCAAGTCTAAATTAAGTAATGCTTTTGAGACAAACGGTGATTTCGTAATCATTAAAGGTACTGATGAAAACTGGGCTGAGGCATATCTAAGAGTTGTAAATCGTCAAGTGCGTGGTTCTAAGATAACTTCTATACTTCTACAGAATAAACCAAGAGAAGAATTAATTGAAGAGGGTACACGGTTCTTAACAAAAACTGAAGAAGGAAGAAAAATTTTCCGTGCTTTAGGACTTGGTCGAGATGCTAGGTCTATCGTAGAAGCCAACATGGATAATATTGATAACTTATTTCCTGAGTATTTAAGCCGAAGAAAAGAACTTATAGATATAGTATCTGCCAGAAATTTAGATGCGGATGATATTAAAAAGTTTTTTGGTACAGATAACAGTAGATATCCAGATGTAAACGGTGCTCAAGTTGGCGCCGCCAATGGAACCAACCCTGTAACTAAGGCTTATTCTTATATTACTAATCATTTCTATAAGAAGTTTGGTGAAATTCCAGAAACATATTTAGTCAAACATCCTATGTTTGTTTCTTTATATCGTAGTCGTATGGATGCATTAGTTAGAAATGCAATTGATACTTATCCTGGCGATACTATTCCACCCGCATATTTGCAAAAACTGGAGAATAGTTCACGCCAATGGGCAAGAGCAGAGTTGCGTAGAACTCTATATGACACATCTGAACGTGTTGATGCTGCATACACTATGCGATATATGTTCCCATTCTTTGGTGCATTTACAGATGTACTAGAAAAGTGGGGTCGAATCAATATGAATGACCCATCAGTTTTACAGAAACTTCAAATAGTTTATAACTCACCTGACCGCATGGGGATTACCGAAGAGCGTGATGGTAAAACCTATATAAATGTACCAGGAGAATGGGTTAAAAGAGGCTCATTGGGTACAATAGATAGACCATTATCTATACCTAAAGCATCGCTAGATTTGTTGTTCCAAGGTAATTCTTGGTGGAATCCAGGTGCTGGTTGGTTCGTTCAAATAGGAACATCTCAATTACTTAAGGCAATTCCAGACCTAGAAAGACAAAGATTAGTAAAAGAAATACTACCTTATGGTCCAGAAGGTACAACTGCAAGAGATATATTTCTACAAAGCCCTGCACTAAGAAAAGCACTTGCAGCATTTGATGAGAATGACCCTGCTCGCAAAAGACTTACAGTGCTTATTGCTATGGAAGAAAACCATAAGTATGATATGGGACTTAGAGATACGCAACCTACATCAAATGAGATTAACGGTAAAGCAATGAAGGTGTTGGCTCTAGAGGCTGCCGCTAAAATTACCCTACCATTTGCTACAAATACTCGTTCACCATATCAATATTATATAGACGAGTATCACAGAATACGTAGAGATAATCCTACTGATGCAACTGATATATTCTATCAAATGTATGGAGACGATTACTTTATTTTTACTACAAGTTTATCAAAGAATAATACTGGTATCGCTGCAACAATAGAAGCAGATAAAAGAAGCAAAGAGTTATCTGACTTAATTGCTAAAGAACCAGATTATGGATGGTTTATTGTAGGAGAAGTTAATGCTGGCGAGTTCTCTCCTAGTGTTTACAGGAAACAATTTGAAACCCCTGTAGCCCCAGGCAGTACAAGAACTATGCGTGAATCTCAAGACCCATATGTTGCTGTTGCTGAAACCCAGGCTGAACAAGGTTGGTTAGAATACAACAAAGGTATGGATTTAATTGAAGCAAAGCGCATAGATATGGGATTACCTAGCCTAAGGGCTAGAGGTGCTGAGGCTTTACAACAGGCTAAAGAAGAGTTCATTAGGGATTTAAGTATTAAAAATCCTGCTTGGTCAGAGGCTAGAGGCAAGATAGATACTGGCAAAGTAACTAACTTTCTTAAGTTTGCAAAAACTCTTACCACCGATAAGAGAACTAAAGATAGGCCAGACATTGTAGCCTTGCGTGAATATCTAGATGGAAGACAATATGTAATGGGTATTCTCGCTAATAGGGACAAGAAGAGTATAAATGCAGAAGATAATGCTGATATTAGATATGCATGGGATACATTCATAGGCGAGTTGATTGATAGTAATATTTACTTCAATAGACTATATACCCGTATGTTAGAAAATGATGACCTTACGAAAGGCTTATAGTGGCTAAAACATTAGACCAGCATCGTGCAGATGTAAAAAGACTTCATCCAGAGTGGAACCAGACCCAAATTGACATGGAGGCTTCACGTCTTTATGGTATCGAAAGTGGCGCAACAACTAGTGCTACTGGTAATACTCCGCTTGCTGGTTTGTACAATAAATTAGAAGGACCTCAAATGGTTTCAGGCCAAGTATATGTTGGTACTGGCAAGGGTAGAACAAAGTCAGTTAGTATACCTGGTGGAGGTTCTTATGTTACATATGGCGATACAGAAAGCGAAGCAGACCTAAAGTCAAAATATTATTCAGACCCTAAGTTTGAAAGAAACTGGATGAACATTCTCAAGAAGAATGGTTTTGGAGATGCTGCTTCTGACCCAATAAAGGCGGCACAAATGTTTGATATTGCGGTTTCTGGTGCGGCAGATTGGTACACATACTCCAATGGTCAAAGGAAAGTTACACCTGAACAGTACATTTCTTGGTGGGCTAAAGGTGAGGGTGTTGGTAAACCGTCTGTATCCGTACAAAAGTATCTATTCCAACCAGAGCAAATTCAAGAACTCATTGATGATACATTAAAAAATACCCTTAGAAGAAAAGCAACAGAACAAGAAACTAAAGAGTTTTATACTGCTATTAAGAAATTAATGGATGAAGGTACAGTAACGACCACCAAACAAGTAGGCGGTAAAACTGTACAAACAACAACTCCTGGATATACAGCAGAAAAAGCAAGGGCTTTGATTACAGAAAAGGTTAAGGCCGAATCCCCTCAAGACTACCAAGAGGCGCAAAGTTTAGCCTTTGGTGATTTTTTAGGAAAGTTGAAGGGTTAATATGGCGGAATCAGTTACAACAGCATACGGTCTTACTGCCGATTTAATTAGAGCATTTCCAGAATTACAAAGAGTATATGACCTATATGTAGCAGGCGACTTAGCACAGGCTGAATTAGAGTATTACAAAACCAATTATTATAAAAATTTAAATACTACATCTAAGACTAGAGCACAACAAAAGGCTTCTCAACCTGGGGTTTATTCACAGGGATTAGATTCATTTAAGATAGAGCAACGAAAGCGTCTAATAGGTAAGGGTATTAATTTAGACGAGGCAACCTTTAATCTTATAATTCAAGATGCATATGATAAAGGTTTAGACGATGCTCAGATTGACCTACAGGCATTAAGTAAATCTCAGGGTACTATTGGCGGAACCACCCTAGGTACAGTACAGTCTTTAAAAGAATATGCTGATTCATTTGGTATGTCATACGATAATACAGTTTTAGACCAATGGTCAAAAGGTGTGTTCTCTGGAACTAATACAGTACAAGATATACAGGCTAGAATACGTAGAGATTCAGCAAGTGCATATCCTGTATATTCAAGAGAAATTGATTCAGGAACTACGCTAGATGCTTTAGCGTCTGCATATAAATCATCAATGGCAAATATACTAGAGATTGATTCTGATTCAATTGGATACAATGACCCAACAATTCGTAAAGCATTACAATATATTGGAACAGACGGTAAACCAGCAGTGAAACCTATATGGCAATTTGAAGCAGAATTACGTCAAGACCCACGCTGGGAATTGACAAATAATGCTAGAGCCACTGTCGATTCACTATCACTTAAAGTCCTTCGTGACTTTGGATTGGCGTAAACATGGCTGACGAAAGAGATAGAATTAGAGCAATGATGGGACTTCCACCATTAACTACTAAAGACCCAGTAGTTGTAGGTGGTACACCATTTGGTCAAGCAGCGCCAACACCTAAACCAGTTACACTTGCAGAAGCAAAATCTCTTGGTTTTAGTAGTACTACTGGTATTAGTAAAGTGGGCGATACATACGTATTTGATAAGTCACTTGCTCCTGAACGAGGTGGATTTCAATCTGTTGGTGTAGCCAAACCAGGTGAAGTTCAGATGACTCCATATTATGGAGATGTAACTGGTGCATATCGTTTAACACAAGAACAATATGCGGCAGCGACATCTGGTGGTAGAGTGGATACTGGTGCTCAGGCAAGAGCAATGCAGGAAAATGAAATTAAAGATTTAATGGCTCAAGGGCTAACCAGAGAACAAGCAATTGCTAGGGTATCTCCTCAATACGGACAATATGGAATTCCGATTCCACCTCAAATTCAAAATGCTATTAACCAAGCATCTCAAGCAGTTGTAACAGCACAGGTTTCAGGTAATACACAAGCCCTTTCAATAGCCCAGGCCGCTCTTGCCTCGGCTCAAAATGCAGCAAATGCCTATACAACTAGCACTACAGAGGCTGCAAAAAATGCAGCAGTTGCAGCGGCAACAACTGCGGCGGCAGAGGCTGAAAGAGTTGCAACACAACGTGAGGCTGTAGGTAAAATTGTAGCAGATAGATTTGCTAAATATGGATTAGCAACACTCGGTACTAAAATTCTAGACCTTGCACGTCAAGGATATACCGAGTCTACAATTACTTTAGAGTTACAAAATACAGATGAATATAAAACTAGGTTTGCTGCTAATATTCAAAGAGAAAAAAAGGGTTTATCCGTTCTCACTCCAGCAGAATATCTCAGCGTAGAAGATGCATACCGTCAAACGTTACGTGCATATGGATTAACTCAATTTGACAATGATGCATATGTAAAACAGTTTATTGAAAATGATGTATCTCCATCAGAATTATCTACTCGTGTAGTTACTGCGGTTCAAAGAGTACAGAATGCTGACCCAGCAGTTGCTAGAACACTTCGTGATTATTATGGTGTCGGTGATGTTGATATGGTTGCGTATGTACTTGACCCTAATCAACAACTTACTAAGATTCAACGTCAAGTTGCAGCAGCAGAAATTGGCACGGCAGCAAGATTACAAGGACTTGAGGCTGGAGTATCTGTATCTGAGCAACTTGCAGCACAGGGTATTACACAGGCAGAAGCGCAAAAAGGATATGCGACTATTGCAGATATCCTACCTACCGCAGAAAAATTAAGTTCTATTTACGGAACTCAATTAGAAGGTTATGGACAAGCAGAAGCAGAGCAAGAAGTATTTAACACCCTAGCATCAGCACAGCGTAAACGTAGAGCATTAATTGAAAGAGAAATTGGAACATTTGCTGGAAGGTCTGGCATGTCTAGAACATCTCTAACATCTACAACAGGCGGACAAATATAGAATCCTGACATGGACCTATCGGCCCCATGCAGCGTATAAGACCGAGAGCAAGAGCCAAACAATTTCCCCGAATTGACTTGAGGCTTGCGACTAACAACGAATAGAAGGGTGGATAGTTGCTATGAGCAACAACTACTGGGAAGACGAAGACGAAGACCTAGATACCGACCAAGGATTTTCTGGTGATGGTAGTGACTTAATTAAGAAACTACGTAAAGCCAAAAGAGCCGACGAGAAACGTATTAAGGAACTCACTGAGCAACTTGAGGGATTATCCAAGGTGCAGCGTGAGAGAACTGTCAAAGAAGTCCTAGAAAAGAAGGGCGTAAACGCTAAGGCTGCACGCTTGATTCTTAAGGACATTGAAGATGTTAACGAGGAGACAGTTGCAAACTGGCTCGATGATAACGCAGATTTGTTTGGAATACAAGTGCAGAAAGATGAGCCTCAGATGGCGGAACAAGACCGTGCTGCTTTAAGACAGCAGGATGTTCTAACACAGGCCGCGTTCACCCCTGACAGAATGGAAGAACTTAACTCAAGAATTGACAATGCAGATTCTATGGATGCATTGTTAGACGTTCTTCGTTCACAAGAACAATCATCATAGTTTCTAGTCACTTGGAGGTGACAAATGCCTAACAGTTATGTATCAACTGGTTCTTCCTCATTAGGAGGTACCGCTGGTGCTGCTGGTCTAGTACAGAAGGCGTATGACCGTCTTCTGGAATTTGCTCTCCGTTCTGAACCACTAATTCGTTCAGTCGCAGACAAGCGTCCAGTACGCCAAACACAACCAGGTTCAACAGTTGTTCTACAACGTTATGTTGACCTATCTGCTGCAACTACAGCCCTCACAGAGGATACTGACCCAGATGCAGTAGCAATGTCAACACCAACCTCAGTAACTATTACTCTTAACGAGTACGGTAACTCAGTGTTGGTAACTCGCGCTCTTGAGTTATTCTCATTAGCAGATGTTGACCCTGCAATCGCAAACATCATCGCTTTCAACCTAGCAGATTCTATTGACCGAGTCGCAATGACAACATTGCGTGGCGGTTCAAACGTAATCTACTCAGGTTCAACAGCAACTTCAACTGCAACTATCACAGCAGCAGCAACACTATCTTCAGCAAACATCCGTAGGGCTGTTGCTAAGTTACGTGCTAACAGCGCTGCAGGACGTAAGGGTAACCTATACTGGGCTGGATTACACCCAGAGGTATCCCACGACCTACGTGCTGAGACAGGTTCAGCAGGATGGTTGCTTCCTAACCAATACGGTGCTTCACAGGACCGCATTTGGGCAGGAGAAATCGGAACATATGAAGGTGCATACTTCGTAGAGTCTTCACGTCTATACACAGCAACCGACGGTGCTTCATCTGCAAAGGTGTACCGTACAATTGTTGCAGGACAGCAAGCATTGGCCGAGGCAGTTGCCGAAGAGCCACACGTAGTAATCGGACCAGTAGTTGACAAGTTAATGCGTCACCGCCCAATGGGTTGGTACGGCGTACTTGGCTTTGCACGCTACCGCGAAGAGGCACTATTCAGAATCGAATCAGGTTCATCAATCGCTTAGTTGATTGACGGTTGAGCAGGAAGCACGTGTTTCCTGCTTAACAGTAAGTTCATTAAGGAGAACAATGGCAGATTATGTATTTAAAACACCTACGGTTCGAGAAGGACCAGCGGGTAAACACAGATTGTTTTACTTCTATAAACTAGATAGAGGTATCAGCATTGCTAAAAGTGGTGGAACTTATTCAAAAGTTCGATATGCACTAGACGAAGCAATCGATGATTATCAAGAATTTTATCGTGGTGGTTATAATCATATAGTTAACGATACAACCAAGGCAGCATTAATAGCATCGGGTTTAGGAATAACTGAGGCAAACTTTACAGCAATATAGGGGACATATGAAACATTGGGAGTATCATCCAGAGTATGTAGATAATTGTTTTGGATGCAAGGGTTCAACTTTACAGATGAACTCAGGAGACGCCAAGCGAGATATTCCAGACAAGAAATGGAACTCTGAATTACAGGCTTACCGAGATGCAAGAGCACAAGGTATACAGCCAGCAGGGACAACTATGCATCATGTAGAAGCAGCCCATAAAGCATCAGAGATTTTAGGCAAAGCGTATAATGCGGACACTATGCCTAAGACGAAAGACATAACACCAAAAACCGCAGCCGTAATGAAAGAGATAGGACAAGTATAATGCCAAAAGTAGGAAAAAAGAAGTTCCCATATACCGCCAAGGGCAAGAAGGCTGCAAAGGCTTATGCTAAAGGTGAGAAGATGGAATCTAAGGCTGAGAAAAAAATGGAAATGAAAAAGGGCATGAAGAAGATGGGTAAGAAGAAGTAACATGAATACCCCTAAGCCTAATCCATTAAGAGGCAAAGCAGCCATTAATGAATTCCAAAAACAAATATCCCCAAAGGGTATGGCTGCAGCCGAGGCTGCTGCTAGAAAAGCACTTGAGCAAAAATATCCAGGAATGTTTATTCCTGAGAAAAGAATTGCTCCTGCTCCAAAGAGAGGGCGATAATGAAAAAAACTAAAGCCCAAAAGAAAATCTCCAAGGTAATGAAAGAGTTTAAGGCTGGCGAACTTAATGTTGGCAAGTCTAAAAAGAAAGTAAAGTCTAAGAAGCAGGCAATTGCTATTGCTCTATCTCAGGCTGGTAAGTCAAGGAAAAAGTAATGTCATCGGGTCAACGTAAGCGTCACGACGGTTGGAATAAATCAATCATGCGAGACGGTGTGGTTGTTATTCTTCGTAAGGATGGGCGTGAAAAGATGCGCCTTGACCCTAAGACAAAAGAAGTAATTAAGGGGAGCAAATGAAAGATTCAATTCTAAAGAGAGTCGGAGTATCTGGCTACAACAAGCCAAAGCGTACTCCTAATCACCCTAAGAAATCACACGTAGTTGTGGCTAAGGTAGGGGATAAAGTAAAGACTATCCGATTTGGTGAGCAAGGTGCTAAAACAGCAGGTGCTCCTAAGGCTGGTGAGTCTGAGCGTATGAAGATGAAGCGTAAATCTTTTAAGGCAAGACACGGTAAGAATATTGCTAAAGGTAAAATGTCTGCAGCATACTGGGCAGATAAAGTAAAATGGTAGCCAAGAAGAAGACCAAGTCTAAAGTAAATGCTGCTGGTAATTATACAAAGCCCAGCATGAGAGCAGCCTTATTTAAGAAGATAAAGGCTGGTTCTAAGGGTGGAGACCCAGGAGAATGGTCTGCTCGTAAAGCACAATTACTTGCTGTGGAATATAAGAAAAAAGGTGGAGGTTACAAGTAATGGCACTTGCTAAATCTCAAAAGTCTTTAAAGGATTGGACCAAGCAGAAGTGGACTACCTCTGATGGTAAACCATCTAAAGGCAAGAAAAGATATTTACCTGAAAAAGCATGGGCTGCATTAAGCCCAGCAGAGAAGGCTGCAACCAATAAAGCCAAGGCTGCAGGTAATGCTAAAGGTAAACAGTTTGTAAAGCAACCTAAATCAATAGCCAAAAAAGCAGCAAAATACAGATAGGGACACAGGGGACTATGAGTAATAAAGATTCTGTAGCACTAGTATGGTGTGATAATGGAATGGTAGATGGCAAGTTTATGCAAGGCGTAGCAGATGTAATGCTAAAGTCTGGCGTATCATTTGGCTCTACATTACGAAGTCAAGGCAATCAAATTGCTAGACAAAGACAGACAGTAATTGATTATTGGTATGATAAGACTGATTATGAATGGCTACTATGGGTAGACTCAGATGTAGTAATTAGTCCAGAAAAGTTTAAGTTATTATGGGATAACAAAGATGCTGAGAAGCGCCCTATGGTTACTGGAGTATATTTTACTACAGATAATCCAGAAGAACCATTAATGATTCCGATGCCTACAGTATTTAGTTTTGTTAATGATGGAGAAGGTGGCTTTGGATTATCCAGGGTACATCCACTACCAGTTAATGAACTAATCAAGGTAGATGCAGCAGGTATGGGATTCATCCTAATGCACCGCAGCATAGTTCCTAAAGTCCGTGAAGTAGCACCTGATGGTCAACTCTTTATGGAAATGGGACGAGGCACTAAGTTCATAGGTGAGGATATATTCTTCTTCGCACTATGTGATAAGGCTGAAGTTCCACTGTATTGTCATACAGGAGCAACTGCACCACATATGAAGCGATTCTCATTTGATGAGCATTACTACAAAGCATTCTTTGGACAACCTAAAGAAGAATCAAAATTAATTACACCTAAGAAAAAAATCATTACACCTAGATAGGATAAAATATGCCAACAGGTATAGCGGGTAGCACACTATGTGCTGAACTAAATCGCCTAGCAAATGGTGGTACTTACCCAGCAAGAACAGCATTTAAAGATGAACAAGGTGCTGCTAATGCTTGGGCTGGTACATCAGGGCTTGGTATTATTGCAGCACTAAACATCAAAGCAAGTGCTGGACGTGCTCCGTCTGCCTATAAAGATATTAATGGTATATGTAATGAACTCGCTGGAACTACTGGCAAATCTGCGGTTGACGCATTAAGGACTATAGCCTCGTGACAACTACCCTATCTAATATGATTGATGAGTTATCAACCAATCTATCTGGTTATACTTATCAACAAGAAAGAACTACATACCTAAGAAGCAGTGTTACTACTACGGTATCAACATCTGCATCTCCTACAATTCTAGCCCTAGGCTCTACTGAGAATGTTGGTAAGGGTGTTGTAGAAATTGGTGAAGAATTATTATGGATTGATACATTTGATAGAGTTGGTAATACCGCAACAGTATCTCCATATGGAAGAGGATACCTAGGTACAACTGCTACTACACATGCAGCAGATTCTAAAGTTACCATATCTCCAATTTTCCCACGCTCTACAATTAAAAGAGCAATTAACGATACTATCCGTGCTGCTGGTTCTATGATATTTGCTGTAGATAGCACATCATTTACTTTTAATGCAGCCGAAACAACTTATGCTTTTAACAATTTAAATATTCAAAACATCCTTAGCCTAATGTGGCAAGAAGTCGGACCATCTAAAGAATGGCGACCAGTACGTCGTTGGTCTTGGGATTCTGCAGCCGATGAAACAGAGTTTGGCGCAGGAGCACAGACAGTAACAATAGGGGACTACATAACACCAGGAAGAACTGTCAAGGTTATATATGCTACTGACCCAGTAGCCTTTACAGCCAATGGACAAGACTTTGCAACACAAACTGGATTACCAGAATCTTGCAAAGATGTAATAATTCTTGGTGCATCATATCGTTTGCTAACATATCTAGACCCTGCACGTGCTGCTCAAATATCACCACAGGCTGATGAGACTGATAGCAAGCGACCTTACGGAGCATCTCAGAGTGCAACAAAACAACTCTATGCTTTGTATACGCAACGCCTACAAGAGGAAACTCAAAGGCAGCAAGCGCAATACCCAATCCGTGTCCACTACAGCCGATAGGTAAATAAATGACAGTACGCAAATATTCTTCTCGTTCTCAACAAACGACTCTAGCATCAGCGATTGCAGCAGGCGATACAAGCATGACTGTAGTTTCTGGCTCACAATTAATGGGTGGTAAGACACCATCATCTAACGAAACATATACAGTTGTCATCGACCCAGATACAGCACTCGAAGAAATTGTAGATGTAAGTAATTATTCTTCTGGTAATACATTAACTATCACTCGTGGTAGAGATGGCTCCTCGGCTGTGGGTCACTCTGCTGGTGCGGTAGTACGACATATGATTATTGGTCGAGACCTACAAGAGTCTAATGACCACATTGAAAATACTACAACTGCACACGGATTAACTCTTGCTAATCTAGTTAAGACTACAGATACAGGTACTGTAACAAGTACTATGATTGCAGACGGCACCATTGTTAATGCTGACATCAATGCAAGTGCTGCTATTGCAGATACTAAATTAGCCACCATCTCAACTGCTAGCAAGGTATCTAACTCTGCTACAACTGCTACATCTGCTAACACAGCATCGGCTATCGTAGCCCGTGATTCTTCTGGTAATTTTTCTGCAGGTACTATTACTGCTAATTTAACAGGTACTGCTAGTACAGCAACTGTTGCTACCACTGCCAATGCTTTAACTACGGGTCGCAACTTCCAATTAACTGGAGATGTAGAAGCCTCAGCCGTATCCTTTAATGGTAGCGGAGATGTAACTTTAACTACAGTTATTGGTACTGGTGCAATTGTAAACGCAGATATTAATGCTTCTGCTGCAATTGATAAGACTAAGATTTCAGGAACTGCTATTACTGCAGCCGATTCTGGCACAGTGACTAGCACAATGATTGCTGATGGTACAATCGTAAATGGTGATATTAGCGCATCTGCTGGTATTGCTTACAGCAAGTTAAGCCTTAATAGTTCTATTACCTCTGCTGATATAGTAGATGGAACTATCGTCAATGGCGATATTAGTTCTAGTGCTGCTATTGCACTTAGCAAGTTAGCAACTGACCCACTAGCCCGTGCTAATCACACAGGTACACAGACTGCTTCAACTATCTCTGACTTTGATACACAGGTACGCACATCTCGCTTAGACCAGATGGCAGCACCTACTGGTAGCGTATCTTTAAATAGCCAAAAGATTACAAGCCTTGGAACACCTACTACATCTACAGATGCAGCAACTAAAGGTTATATTGATACACAGATTACTAACCTTGTTAATGGTGCTCCTTCTACTCTTGATACATTAAAAGAAATTTCTGACCAGATTCAGGCTGGCGGTACATTCTACGATTCAGTCTTGTTCAAGTCTGGTGGAACTATGACTGGCAACTTAACCCTTGCTGGTGCTCCATCCTCTAACCTACACGCTGCTACTAAGTTGTATGTAGATGATGTGGCTGGTTCTGCTACTGCTGCTGCAGCCTCTGCTGCCGCTGCTGCTGCAACTTATGATAACTTTGACGATAGATATCTAGGTGCTAAATCAACTGCTCCTACATTAGACAATGATGGAAATGCTCTTATTACTGGTGCTCTATATTGGAACTCAGTGTCTAATACTATGTTTGCTTGGTCAGGTTCTGCTTGGGGTTCTATTTCCTCAACTGCAGAAATCTATCGCTATAAGTTCGTAGCAACTGGTGGAGAGACTTCTGTATCTGGAACAGATGCTAATGGTCTAACTCTTTCATATCTAGCAGGTAAAGAGCAGGTATACCTAAATGGTGTTCTATTACTTCGTGGTACCGATTACACAGCATCTAATGGAACTAGCATTACATCTTTGGCAGCATTGGCTGCATCTGATGTATTAGAGGTAATTACCTTTACCGCATTTGATTTGGCTACTGCTATACCTAATACAACCTTTGATGCAAAAGGTGATTTACTAGTAGGTACTGCAGCAGACACAGTAGGTAAATTAACAGTAGGAACTAATGGATATTATCTAAAGGCTAACTCAGCAACTGCAACTGGTCTTGAATGGGCAGCAGTAGATGTAGCGGCAATTGAAGATAATTATATACTAGCCCTTATGGGCGCAATCTAAGAAAGGTAGTAACTAATGGCTACAACCAGTAAAACGCTGGCTAGAACAGCAGCGGCAACAAGCAATACAACGCTATATACAGTGCCTACTACAAGCACAACTACAGTAGTAACTGATATAGTAGTTACAAATACAGCAGCATCCGCAGGAACATTTACATTAAATCTTGATGGAACTGCAGTACTAAGCGGTGTAGCAATATCCGCTAACTCATCTGCTTTCTTTAGTTTAAAGCAGGTACTACAAGCAAATGCAACCCCTAAGACAATTAGTGGTAGTGCATCTGCTGTAACAATCAACTTTCATATTAGCGGAGTGGAGATAGTATAATGTCAGTAAGTATATATCCAGTACCTCTATCAGGTATTCAAGAAACTTTAGTAGATGCTAAGGGCGATATTATTGCAGCAACCGCTGCAGATACCGTTGCTAGATTAGCCGTTGGTGCTAATGGAACAGTCTTAACCGCTGCTTCTGGTCAGGCAACTGGACTAGAGTGGGCTACGCCTGCTTCTGGTGGTATGACTTTATTATCTACGACTACTCTTTCAGGAACTGCAACCAATGTTGATTCTATAAGTCAAGATTACAAAGAATTATCAATTTATGTTTTTGGTGTTACAAACAATACAGCCAACGGAGTTTTGTTCGGCACTCCAAGAAATTCAACAACTGCATTAGATACTTATGGAATTAGGCCAGAGCAGTTTGCAGGTTCATTTGTAGAAAACACTAATGGTTGGAGAAATGGTGGGTCAAACAGGTGGTCATCTGATACAACTGATACAGTCAGAGACCGAACTAATGCTAATAATTTTTGGAATTGGCGTATTCCAAATTATTCTTCAACAACAGCCCATAAAGGTTACCAAGTAATTGGCGGATATTATACAAGTAGCGCAGTTTATGTTGGTTGGACAAATCTTGGAATAATTCAAAGCAATAATGCAGTTAATTCAATTCAGATTTCCAATAGTGGTGGCACATTTTCTGCAGGAACAATTCTAGTTTACGGAGTAAAATAATGAGTAGACCAATAATAAGAATACATAATTCAGAAACAAATGAAATCATTGACCGAGAAATGAATGATGCTGAGTTTGCTGAACATAACAAAATGCTTGAAACACTTGCACAAGAAAAAATAGATAGAGAAGCAAAGGCACAAGCAAAAGCATCTGCACAATCAAAGTTAGCAGCATTAGGTTTGACTGCTGACGAAATCGCAGCACTATCTAAGTAAGGATAACTAATGAGTAAAGCAAGAGACCTAGCAAACGCAGGTACCGCATTAACTACCGTATCAGCAACAGAGTTAGGCTACCTAGATGGCGTTACATCTGCTATTCAGACACAGATAAATGCTAAACAAGCAGTTGTGGCTGGTGTTAATGATACGGAGATTGGTTACCTTGATGGTGTCACTTCTGCTATCCAAACACAGATTAACGCACAGATTCCAAAGTCTATTGTAGATGCTAAGGGTGACATCATTGCTGCTACTGCAGCAGATACAGTTGCCAGATTAGCCGTTGGTTCTAATGACCAAGTACTTACTGCTGACAGTTCAACAGCCACAGGATTAAAGTGGGCTACACCATCAAGCGGTGGAATGACTTTAATTAACACAGGTGGCACAACATTAACTGGTTCATCAGTAACTATTGGCTCAATTCCTGGCACTTATAAAAATTTACAAATAGTAATGAGAAATTACAAACCAAGTGCGGATGGATATAATTTAGGTGTCAGACTTAATAACAATTCTACTGCAAGCACTTACAGAGATTTTAACCCAACTCAATGGAATGGTTTTGAAGGTGGATTTAATACTACAAGTTGGGATTTTGGTGGTGCTCAAGATAATGGAAATGATGATGGTTTTTCTTTAATGGAAATTTTTGATTACACCAATACAACAACTTGGAAATTCGCCAGAAGTTTTTCTGCTGCTAATCACGAAACAAATACAAGTAATATCAGATATTATGAAATACGCCATTTTTTCAAATCTTTTACTGCAATTACTGAAATTAATTTTTTTGCTTATTCTGGAACTTTTACTAGTGGAACTGTCTATGTATATGGAGTCAAATAATGAGTAAACCACAGGTCAAAATTGTTGATGTTGAAACTGGCGAGGAAATTGTCAGAGATGCTACTGCTGAGGAAATTGCTCAAATGGAATTAGATGCCGCTAATGCAGCAGCAAGAAAAGCCAAAGCCGAAGCAAAGGCTCAAGCCAAAGCACAACTACTAGCACAACTAGGCATTACCGAAGAGCAAGCAAAACTTTTACTTTCTTAATTAAGGAGCACTGTGGCAGGTCGTGATATAACCGAAGGTCGTTCTAGTAGAGCGATTGCGGTTGACTTAGGTATTGTTTCTTCATCTGCCGTATGGCAGAATACTGCTGAAGCATACGATGTAGCAATAGGTGGCTTGCCATTCTTTTTCGCTATATCAGATAGTAAGCCATACCTACGACAGACTGCACCATTTCGTAAAGACCAATTTGATAATGGGTCTGAACCAGGTGAGCAATCACTTACTGGTTGGTGGATAAGAAGTCAGTCATCATTTCATGGTGGTACTGGCATTAAGTTCTATGACCCATCTACTGGTGAAACTGTAGCACATAGATTTGCTGATAGCAAAGGTGTAGATGTCTGGACTAAAGGACAAGCAACTTTACTTAAAGACAGTTCTCAGGCGCATGTAACCACCTATCCGATTGGTTCTGATGGTCGTGCTCTGCAACAGTTACGCTCTATTAAGTGGGGTACTACTAATGGTGTACTACTGCATGATGGATATGATGTAGATAAGATTGATTCTTCTGGAACTGAAACACATTTTGTTGACTATAATGCTGGAACAGATGATAAGGTCTATGCTATCTGTGATGATGGTAGTAGTGCCTATTGGGTAACCAATGATACTGGTCCTGCTGGTAAACTAGAAGTTAACAAAAAAGTATTGACAGCAGATTCAAGTACTGCAGCAACCGTTATGTTTACTGCCGTTGGTATTACTGTAACCAATGCGGTTATGGAATATATCAAAGACCGTATTGTTATGTGTGCTAATAATAAAATATATGAATTTTCTACATCGGCATCATCATTACCTACTGCTTTGTATACTCACTCAGATACAGATGTAGTCTTTACATCTATCACGGCATCTGGTCCTGCTATCTACATTGCAGCATACAGTGGTATCCAATCATTTATTTACAAGTTTACTCTTAATACTTCTGGCGTTATGCCTACCCTAACTACTGCTATCACTGCAGCAGAAATGCCAGCAGGTGAAATCATTCACAAGATTTACTATTACTTAGGGTATATGATGATAGGGACAAATAAAGGAATCCGTGCAGCAGTTGTCTCAGATACCGACGGCTCCATCCAATATGGTCCACTAATTGTGGAAACAACACAGCCTTGCTATGACTTTGCTGCACGAGACAAATTCGTCTGGTGTGCAACCAGCGTAGATGGTGAGCCTGGTGTCATACGTATTGACCTAGGCAATGAGATAGAAACATTACGCTTTGCGTATGCTAATGACTTATATTATACTGGAGTCACTGGTGTAGAAACTACATCTTGTGCTTTCCTTGGAGAAACAAATAGGTTAGCATTTTGTACAGAGGCAGTTAATCAAAAGTCTGTAACTAATAAACAGCGCACTGGAACTACAGCAGTTATTACATCTACTGCTCATGGTCTAGTGGCTGGAGATTCTATATATGTTATAGGAGTAGATGCAGCATTAGATGGTAATTGGACTATTACTTCTGTAACTACAGATACAATTACCTTTACAACTACCTCATCAGGAACTATTGCATCAACTGCAGTTACCAATGGTTTCGTAGGAAAGCCTGGTTACTCTTATATAGAGTCTGCTTCTACATTGATATCAAGTGGTTACATTACCACTGGTAACATTAGATACGGAACTCTAGAGCCAAAGAACTTTAAGCGTCTACTTGGTCGTGGAGACTTTACATATGGTACACTTACTCTTGAAACCGTAGATAAAGGTGGAACAGAGTACGACCACATATCATACTCTAACACAGTACCTGCTGTAGAGGTTACAACATCTCAACCTGAGACGGCACAAGAGTATGTAGCATTTAAGTTTTTATTTACAAGAGATACTACTGATACAACACAAGGTCCAATATTCAAGGGCTATCAATCTAAGGCTACCATTGCTACACCTCGTCAACAGGTTATGAGATTTCCAGTATATTGCTTTGATGTTGAAACAGATAAGTACAATGTCCAAACAGGATATGAAGGCAGAGCCTTTGCTAGAATTCAAGCGTTGGAAAACATAGAGGAGGATGGTGACGTTGTCACTATGCAAGACTTTACAACGGGAGAACAGCGTCAAGTTGTTATAGAACAATTGGCGTTTACAAGAGCAACCCCACCCGACAGAGGATTCTCTGGCTTTGGTGGCACCATTGACATCACTATAAGAACGGTATAATACTATGACGCCTAATGATTGGGCTGCACTTGCAGTAGCCATAACCACTTTATTCGGAACGCTAGCGATAAGCATAAGACATTTAGTTAAACACTATTTATCTGAACTTAAACCTAACGGTGGCTCAAGTGTAAAAGACCAAGTCAATAGGCTAGAGGAAAAAGTAGAATTCTTAACTGAGTTTGTATTGCAAGCATTTAAGAAATGAAGGCTGAGAACTTCCCTAAATGGTTCTATGATAACAATACAGTCTCTGACTTTGAGTCGGGACTAGCAGAATTCAAAGGTAAAAAGAATCTCAAGTTCTTACAGATAGGTGTCTTTACTGGCAACGCATCTGCTTGGTTATTAAAGAATATACTTACTGACCCATCATCATTGCTGGTAGATATAGACCCTTGGTGTGGTAACCTACCTCATGAGTCAGTCTACGACTGGAATGATATACAGGCAGCCTATAAAGAACAAACAGAACCATATGGTAAAAAAGTACAGGCACACAAAGCATTCAGTGGTGACTGGTTAAAAGAACACCGTGAACTTAAGTACGATTTTATCTACATTGATGGGGACCACTTACCTGAATCGGTAACATTAGATGCTGACCTATCCTGGGACTTATTAAAATCAGGTGGCATTATGGCATTCGATGATTATGAATGGGACCATCCAGATGGTACAGATAAGAATCCTAAGCCAGCAATAGATGCCTGGTTAACAAAACATAAAGATGAATTTGAAGTAATCCGTAAGGGATGGCAAGTATGGATAAGAAAGAAGTGAACAATGGCAACTGTTGTCAAGAGAGCCACACCTGCTGCAATTGCTGTGTTGCGCCAAGCGACGGCATTAAGACCGAAACGCAAGAAAGCCAGCGATGGTCTGCTACCATCTGCTGCTCACCTAGCACAGAGTCCTAACTCAGACCACAATACTGGGTTTGCAGTAGACTTAACTCATGACCCTAAAAATGGTATTGATTGCTTTGAGATATATGAAAAGTTGCAATCGGATTCTAGAGTTAAGTATTTAATATTCCAGGGTAAAATCTGGTCAGTTAAAAATGGCGAAGCCAGATATACTGGCAGTAACCCACACAATAAACATCTACATATTTCCATTAAAGATAACTGCGGTAATGACACATCACCTTGGTTTTCTTGGATGGGAAAAGTAACAACACTCAACAAGGTAAAGGCCTCGATAAAGCCTCTACCAAAGAAGGAGAATCAATGAAAGATTTAATCGCTAAGTTAAAGAGCAAGAAGACTAAGGCTGCAGTCAAGTCTTACCTTCGTGCAGTATTAGCATCAGCAGTAACTATGGGACTAGCACTTGCTGCTGACCTTACTCCTGAATACGCAATTTTAATCGGCTCAGTAGCAGCACCATTGGCTAAATGGGCAGATAAGACAGAAAAAGAGTATGGCATAGGCTCCAAATAAATACCCCTAATTAGCCTTTAAAGGCCCTTTAGAGACACGAAAACCCCCCGACCCAGTAGAGATACTAGGAAGGGGGGTCTTTTTTGTTTTTCTATGCCCAAAAATGTAGTAGGCGTATGAAGTCGAACACGCTTCCTACAGAGATATATCGTCCCACATACCTAGGGTCTATAAACCAATACATACCCTTGAC